TAAGTAAGTTTTTGAGGAAGCTCAAGCCCCGTAAAGGGACTTTAAAGTTTCCTTATTTTGGGATGAAGGAAGTAATTCCTTCGTCCAACTTACAAGATGCACTTGATAGATCAACCGAAGCTGAGTATTCTGAAGGTGTCATTTCTGAAGAGATGAGGAGTTCTTCTAAAAGGATCGATAAAACCCCAGTTCTAAGAACTGTTAGGGAATTAATTCGTTCCTCTGAACTCTCGCTCTTAGATCTTCCTGATTTGGAGTTTATCCAATTCAAAGAAATGGATTATTCCAAGGAAGATTACAGAATGACACAAGAATCAATCAACAATCGGTTCTTAAATCAGTTGTTGGACACGGATGTCATATTTTCCCATGACGCAAAGATTCTTCTCGAACGTTTTCGTGCCTTGAGAGAGAACAGGATACTTTCCTCTTTAGGAATCATTGATTCCGAGAGAACGGAAGTTCCTCATTCATCTCTTTTGGATTACGAACTTGTTCCGAAGATTATGTGTCCGGAAAGGTTGTGGTCGAAGTTCTTTAATTCTGAGAAGACCTGGTCCGTTATCAACGAACCCAATCTTCCAGAAAAAAAGAAATTCAAACAACGATCCATCCCGTTTGGGGAGATATCTCAAAAGGACTTTCAGTATATTACTGATTATTCCTCAGAGATAACTCAATATGACAGTGATCCAACAGTTGTCTTAACTGTTCCGGATTTTGAAGTAGACGAAAACCACGGGATTCATTCGATGACCGAGCCTTGTATTCCTATGGAATTAGGTTCAGTCCTCGAATAAGTCTTTGGTTTTTCAGTGATTGGACTTTATATTCAATATGAATTGAGTTTAATCACTGGTTTAACCTTGTGGTTCTTTGAAGTGATCTGTTCATCACTTTTGTGCCGTCAACCTTAGTCATGTGAAAGGCGACACCTCTCGAAAGAGATGGTCTCCACATGAGTTCTAGAAGCTTGCTTCTAGAACAGGGTGCGTGTGTCCGC